CTATATCATCACACTTTGCTTTTTATCAAAGTGATAATTCATTTCTAGATTTTCCAGCATTTATACACTCTAGTATATCGTCAGATGAATCATCTGATACACCTAACTCTTATATATCTAGTTTTGATTCAACTATAGATTTATCAGCACTTGATTTAACCCCCAATTTGATAACTAAAATGCTTCATCCATATTTATTTGGTGGGGTTGAAATAAAAGACAATAGTAGTTTCAATGAAAGTGTTCAGATTAAGGATTTTACCGGAGCCACTGTCAATATTAATGAAAACAAGATAATGAGAAGGTTGAGAGTTGATGATAGATATTTCCTATTAAATCCATTTGATTTTAGCTTTAACGATTATATTATAGCTATTTTAGATGATGATGCACCTACAAGAACTTTTCCAATTAATCTATATAGAAGGGCGTTGTCTAATAATACAATGTCTATAAACGCAGATAGTTTTAGGGCATATGACGTAGATTCTGGAGCTTCAGAATCTTTCGACACTTATTTTGGAAGTGAGTTTGACTTTAGCAATTATAAAGTATTTATGAAGGCTCGTAATGTAATTGACCCCAATAGTGGTGTAGATGAAGACGCTATATTATTTAGGGCATCTATATGGGGATTAGGTGGTAATAGATACAATATAGGATATACAACCCCAACTGTAGCTAATTCAGAAATAAATCACACTATTATAGTGTCTGAGTTGGTTGAAATTAGATTGAACTTAAAATCAGGCGCATCAGTTCCTAATAGTATTGATGGTACAACAGAATGGGATATAACTATAACACCTAATACTCCTGTGGTCGGAGTTGAAGAGGTGACTTATACTTATAACAGTGTAGGTACAGCACCTAATATGAATTCATTAGCGGCTGGAAATTATGTAACTATAAATAATAACGGTGATTTTAATGCAGCTAATATAGGAACATTTCGTATTAATTCGGCTACTGCTAGTTCTTTTACAGTTAGAAGACCAAGTGGTTCCGCTTATGCTGAAAATAATGTAGCGACTTTAGAAACCAATACAATAGCTTTATATCAAAATAGTAATACTACAGCTACGGAAATAGTTGACTATATAACTGATAATCTTGGCGATTATATAACAGCAAGTTTATTAGACGACAATGGCTCTACTGGAGCAGGTGTGATTAGTAAAAGTACATATGAAGATAGTTCATTTGTAAGTAATTCAGAAGGAGTTACTCTTGTAGACGGTATAAACTGGATTTATGAAAGTAATGTTGATGCTGTAGCTCCAAATTTTAATTTTACATTTAAACAATCGCTAGTCTTGCCAAGCTATAATACCAATACATTAAATGCTTATGCTTTTAATAATGGTGAGGATATGAGATTTATCCCAACAACTGCCAAACAAGTATATGAATTAATCTCCACATTGGTTGTATCTGGGTTTAGTACTTTGGGAGCTATATCAACTTCCGACAACGAATCTAAATTACAATTAGCTACTCAGATATTAGGCTCTGACGGCTCTTTACAAATTACAGGTGGAAGTGGAAATAAAGTTGAAGGTTCTATTTTAGGAACAAGTACTTTAATTCCAAACACAAACTATATCAGGTCTAGTGTTATTAGAGGAGCTGCATCTGGATTACATGTTGGACAGTATGTCAAATTAGAGGCAAGTTACGCACAGAAAAAAAATTCAGGTATTAGCTTAACAACTAATGTAACTATAGAGCCAAGCGTTCCAAGTACTGGTTTTTCTAAAATAACACTAGGAAACAGAGAAGATTCTGATAGATATTTTGGACAGCCAAGAAATCATGTAAGAGATGAAGGCAGGGCTTTTAGTTTGGAAAAACACGGTTCTTTAGTTTGTATTACATGGGATGGCCAAACAGGTGTTAGTCCAGTTTTCAACAAAACAGTAGAGATAAACGATGATAGTGGTAATATTTCAGTAAATTATGATGGAGATACTGGATATACAAGCTATACGGTTGAAAGTGGAACTAGAGATTTTTCCGAAGCGTCTATTTATGATACTATAGTTATTCAAAATTTAACAGATGATGAAAATAACGGTAGCTTTAATATTATCGGAGTATCTGATGATGGAAGTTCTATAGTCACAGATAATGCAGGTGGAGTAGATGCTGTATCAGCCGCCCTTGCTTCTGGTAATATAGTAATTACAACAGCGGTTACTGAAGGTGATACTCTTGAATTAGGTAGTCCATTTGCTTCTGTCAATCAAGGTTATTTTAGAGTTATAAGGAAATATGAACAAAGTGTTTATATAGATAATCCATCAGCCGTAGAAGAAAGAGTGGTAGTTCCAGCTAATCATGTGGCTATAACTATGGACTCGTCTACAGAATTCGATATTGATTTAACAACTGATATGAGAATTGAATGGAATACTAATGGAACAGAGCCTAGTTTTAGCGGTGTTAAAATGGGCGATATAGTAGAGATAGGTACGGCTTTTAGTGCAGATAATCAAGGTAAGTTTATGGTTACTAAGGTTGGTGATACTTGGATAGAATGTTCAAATGCAAAAGCTGTAGTAGAAACTGGGATTACAGTAACAGGTGTTACTACAGATGTTTTACAAATACATAGTCCGGCATTAAAATTTCATCCTTATGAAAACACTGTTGAGGGAGATATATTTACCATTTCTGGAAACGTATTAACTGATGAGAATCGTGGTTCCTATACGGTAAGTGAAGTTTTAGATAAAAATTCGATTGTTGTTTCAAATGTATTGGCTTCTCAAACTAGTGTTGCACTTGCTACTAAGTTTGCTCAAGTATATATAGAAGAAGGTGTTTTATATATAGGATATAAAAAAATATACAGTATGGTTGTAGACCCATCCAATATCAATAGATATATTTTATTATTTGACTCTTCTGAAGAAAGGGCTAAAATAAATGAAGATGATGGTGGCGTAGTTTTTAGTGCAATTGGAAAGTTAGGATTCCCTGAATTAATAATTAAGGGATTGGATTCATATAGATACCATACGGGTTTAATTGCAGAGTCAAATAAGATTGTATATGGTGACCCAAGAGATAGTATAACATATCCAGGTGTTGCGGCTGCCGGTGCAGAAATTTTTATAAAACCACCATTAGTTAGAAGAGTTAAAATTTCAATCAATATAAGGGTTCAAACAGGTATTCCTTTCAATAGAATAGTAGAGCAAGTTAGGAATAATATTGCAGCTTTAATTAATTCAAGCCCTATTGGACAATCAATAGCCATTTCCGATATTATATCTACAGTAAATAGTATATCTGGAACTAGAGCGGTTTCCATAACTTCACCATCATATAGTCCAACTAACGACGTAATAGTTGTGAATCCATCTGAAAAACCATTTATATTAGATGTTGTTAATGATATTGTAGTGGCAAAGGTAGGCGATTAATGAGCGACCATCAAAGTAAAGAAAATCAAAAGAAAAGATTGAGAAAATACCTTAATCCAGCTATTCAGGGCCCCAATGTAGACAGTGTATTAGAAGCTTTGTCTGGTGGCCCAGCCTATTTAATTCAAACGGCTGAAGCTGTTAACGACCAACTTTACATCGCAACGGCCTCTCAAGGATACTTAGATCAACGTATGGCAGATAGGGATTTGACAAGACCGGAAAATGTTGGTCTTTCAGATGATATTTTTAGACAAATTGGGATAGAGGTTTCCAATAGGAAACAGGTTAGAGATTTAATAGCTAAAATTTTAGAAATCATGTATGGTAATGAATTTACAAACGCTACAATGTTTTCCTCTGAATTTGAGCCATATGCTTTGGAAGCAGGTGATAGTTTAATTATACAATTTGATGACGGTGAATCAGTAGAGATACCTTTTTTAGCATCTCAATTTACCAATATAGGTTCAGCTACAGCTCAAGAAGTAGCCGATACTATTACTAGAAATATCAGAAGATTAGGCAAAACAGGTTCAGCTATAGCAAAGGACGACGGTACAGGTTTTTATGTAACCTTGATTTCAGATACAATTGGGCCATCTTCTACTATTAGGATTTTAGGTGGGAAAGCTCAAAATATTCTTAAATTTCCAGCAATTAGACCTACAGGTGGAGTTGCAGCTACTCAGTGGACTATTTCACTGGTAGCT